ACATGGGGGTATTCTTGTGCTTAAGATACCCTTCTGATTCTGTTGTTTATTCCATCAACCGAGTTTAGTATGTTACCAAATCCTTAGCAGATGCCTTGTTGTGTCAACTCGCTACCTGCTTAATCGATGGATGTCGAGAGGATTTGATTTGATACTTTCCGAGACTGGTTTAACGGGTGGAATCCCGGAACTTCAGAATCGAAGATAGTGGGTGTAGAGTGTTTTATCCTCTTCCCAACTTTCGAATACTCCTGGTTTGTGCAGGAAAGCCCCCTTGCTGCGATTTCTCATCGTTGGGGTTCTGTTGAGGAGTACAGATCAGAAGCGACTCCAAAATCGCTGGAGTTGTGCCCATCCGAGTCTCCGATGGAGCGAGTTGATGGAAGTCCTAGTAATCTATACTAGTTGATTCCGCTGAAGCGAAGGATGTCTGGGTTTAAAACAAAAGCAGTCGTCTTAAGTGCTACCGATGAAGAGTCACTCCTTAAGGAGATTACCGGTGCATTATCCCGTGCCCAAATGGACATGAAGACTTTCCGCGCTTGTATTCCCGTAGAGCTCAAGAATGAAAAAGCCTTTTGTTTCGAGCTCTGTGATGAGACAACCCGTTCGTGGGTTACCGCAATTAAGACCCAAGTAAAGGCGAATTTGAACGTGGATCATCCCCACATATGTTTCTTGTGGGTGCCGCGTATCTTGAGATCAACTCATGCCACCGTTGATTGAAGGTCCAGTATATTGCCACCGGTGATGTTAAGGTTTTAGGTAAGTTGCCTTTAAATGAAGCGTTCCTACTCAGTTTTGGTTGGGAGCGTTCCATTCGGATGAAGGATGCGTATGATCATAAAGGTCTCATGGTATTCGCGCAACCTTTTGCCCCGGCAACTCCCCCTAAAGCCCCTTTGGGTCGTTTGATTCCTATGTGGGATGTGTGTCCTACACAGAAGATGCGGTATACCGAAGATGTCGGATCTTCGATGACTAAAGCTCAAGAGATGCGAGTGAGGACAATACTTTCCGAGCGTACCACTCGCAGTCTTCTGAGTTCTGTCATGGCAAAAGAGTATGCTTGCCGTGAACAAGTGCCGAAGTTTCTGGGCCCTGGCGAGGTCCAGTTGTCAGATGACTTGCCGGAATATCAAGACTTTACTGTGTCGATGATTTCCGAAGAGAAACCCAATGATGTCTCCCAAAAGGATGCTGTTATGGCCGTTGCTACCCCCAGTAATGTGGGAGTTGTTCAGTCTGGGAATGGTGTGTCAGGGGATCGAGCCGTCTCTGCTTCGTAGGGACAAAAACGCAATACCCTGGAAATGACGTTATTAGTGTTTGTGGGATGGAATCCCTTATTTGGCTCCCCCCAAGCACGCGTTGTGTGGGGGTTTTTGTCTTGAGAAGCCTTTCCTCTAACTGCGTCACTCTTCTCCACTGAACAAATGTCGAACAATGCTATTGAGATTAATGGGCAATGGTATGTGCCCCAGCCAGGCCGCCAGCCCAAATCTAACAATAATGCCTCCGCTAGTCGGGGAAGACGAAAGCCCACAGCCAGGTCGCAAGCCTGGGCTCAGGGTGCTCGTTCCCAGCCACAGGATAGGATGATGTTTGGCGCTATGCGCTCTTCCCTACCCTCCTGGATTAGCACTCCAGGAGAGCAGTGGCATGAAGTGGAAGGGTTTTCCTTTCCAGCTGCCTGGGTTTCAGGTTCCGTTGCTTATGCTTCGATGCGCACAGAGTTGGGAAAAATAAAGCCTCTGCATGATTCCACAAAGGTCTATTCTGTGATGTATGGGTTTACCTGCAAATCTGATGGTTATGCCGGATTTGTGGAAGGGTTCGATTCGAACGCTCCCACCGGACCGATTGCTCCCAATCGTGTCCGTGTGAAGTCGGGGAAGTATGCAGCTCGTCAGCTACGATGCCCCCCTGGTACCACAATTGCTGATCTAAAGACCATATGGTCTTTTGTTTGGCAGTTTGATACCGCCCCAACGGCCGGTACTGTGAATCAAGTCTCAGTAGTCGGTTTCTGGGTTTCTACCACACCATTGCCTGGTGTGAAGCCACCAGTTGATTTTCTGGTGTGTGAAGAGTGACTCTACATGAGTCCTAGTGAAGGGTCCTCCGGGATGTGCTCAGCACCTAGCCTA